GATGCCAGCAATAGTTACAGCCTCGCAGCTGAGAGCGATTCTTGGTGTCTCGGTTTCTTTGTATTCCGATGCACAGCTTGACTCATACATTGATTCAGCCGAGCAAACGATTTTACCTTTACTTACGCAATACCAATCATCGGTGACTTTTGCCAATGTGAGTGATTCCGTCATTTATTTCACCACAATGCGGCCAAATTACTTTGTGCCGGGTCAATCTGTTGTTGTTACCGGGGCCGGAATTTACAACGCGACTTACACAGTCACCGATGATCGGATTGAGCCTTACACTTTTACAGCTGCAACAGCGGCATCTGATCGAACATATCCATTGCCGTTTATTCCAGCGGCAACAGCGACATTGAGTGGATCATCGGCAGCGCAGCTGTACGCATCGACACCACCAATTGAAAATGCAATCTTGGTTGTAGCGGTCGAAATTTTCCAGAGCATTACAGCTCCCGGCAACCAGATTATGTCAGATAATTTTCAGCCGTCACCATTTATTCTCGGCCGCAGCTTAAGCAACCGAGTTATCGGCCTCTTAGGCCCGTTTCTTGATGTTGAAACGATGTGTCAATGAGCATCGAATCAGCAATTCGCACGCCACTTAAAACAGCACTTTCCGGAATTGCTGCAAATGTGTACAACGGCATCCCAGAGACAATGACATCACCAAGCATCTGTTTAATCCCGGATGCACCATATTTGGAGAGCGTTTTAATCAATGGCGCAACAACAAAAGTCAAAATCAATTTAACTGTCACCGGTGTTGTGGCTTATGCCAACAATGCCGCAGCTTTAGACAATCTTGAAACATTGATGATCAGCATCATCAGCGCAATGCCCGATGGATACGAAGTGGGCAATGTGAATCAACCTCAACCATTGGAAGTCGGTGCGGGCAAATACCTCACAGCCGATTTACAAGTAAGCACCTACTACACCAACTAAGGAGAAATCATGCCAACAACAATCGTGACCGGCAGAGACATCACATTTACCATTGATGGTGATTCGTATGATGCTCAGGCCACATCAGCAACATTAACAATTGATTCAACAATCAATACATACCAAACACTCGATGGCAAGGCTTATTACACAACCGATACTCAAGGCACATTTGCCGTTGAAATGTTGGCAGATTGGCCAGCTGGAGGATCGCTATGCAACGCGCTTTGGACAGCGGCAGACACAGCACCAAACACACCATTGGCGGTTGTTTTCACAGCTGCATCAGGATCGGTGTTCAATTTTGATGTGCAGCCAATTTTTCCATCAGCCGGAGGCACCGCACCAGATGCACAGACTGTTTCACTATCCTTTACCTGTGTAACAACACCAACGCTATAAATAAAGGAGATCGGGAGCATGAAATTACCAATCACAATTGAATTCACTACGGGGGAAAGCGCAACTTATACCGCGCTTCCACCGGAGTGGATGAAATGGGAACGCCAAAGCGGAAACACAATTCAACAAGTAGCCGAAAAATTGGGCATTGCTGATTTGATGTTTTTGGCTTATCACGCGATGAAGCGCGAAGCAGCCGGAAAGACTGTCAAGCCTTTTGAAGTGTGGTGCGAAACTGTGACTGACATCAGCATGGGAGAATCCGAAAACCCAAAAGCTATGAACCGGGAAGCTTAAACCGGATCATTTGGGAATTGGCTATCCATACCGGATTGTCACGATCAGAGTTTCAAACACCAGAGGATGTTTTAACCGCTTTTGAGATTCTAAGGACACGAGATGGCAATTGAACCAATCACTTACGACAAGAGTGATTTGCGCGGAATCATCAAGGCTTTCAAAGCCATGGATGAGCAAGCTGTTTCTCAGGCCAAAGGCGTTTCAAATGGATTGGCCACTTATCTGCAATCCAAAGTCACGGCCGCAGCTGGTGGCCGACCAAATAAGGCGGCAATTCGCATTGCTCAAGGATCGCGCGTGAGTAAGTCATCAAAGATTGGTGAGATCAGCTACGGCTTTGTATCTCAAAAATTCAGCGGCGGCGGTACAACACAGCAGCTTTGGGGCGGTTACGAATTCGGCTCACAAAAATTTAGGCAATTTCCAATTTGGTCTGGCAAAGCTCCCGGCGGCATTGGATCATTTGGATATTTTATCTATCCAACATTGCGCGCCGAACAGCCTCACATCATCTCTCAATGGGAAAATGCATTTACTAAGATTCTGAAGGAGTGGTGATGGCCGGTCAATCAAGAACACTCAAGCTTTCGATTCTTGCTGATGTAGACAAGCTCAAGCAAAGCCTTAATGTAGGCTCAAAAGATGTCGATGGTTTTGCCGGCAAGATTGGTGACTTTAGCAAGAAAGCGGCATTGGCTTTTGCTGCCGTTGCTGCCGCAGCTGGTGCCATGGCAATCAAAATCGGTGTGGATGCTGTTAAGGCTGCCAGCGACTTGGGCGAAACAATTTCAAAAGTCAATGTTTTATTTGGTAAGTCGGCCAAAGACATCGAGAAGTTTGCCGATGGTGCAGCTGCATCTTTAGGCCAGACAAAGCAACAGGCATTGGATGCCGCCGCTACATTTGCCACATTTGGAAAATCAGCCGGCTTGAGCGGTGAAAATCTAAGCAAATTCTCAATTGATTTTGTGAAATTGTCATCAGATTTGGCCTCTTTCAACAACACATCTCCAGAGCAAGCAATCAATGCTATTGGATCGGCTTTGCGTGGCGAAGCTGAACCATTGCGCCAATATGGAGTTTTGCTTGATGATGCATCATTACGCCAAGCCGCTTTGGAATTGGGAATCATCAGCACCACCAAAAATGCATTGACACCACAGCAAAAAGTTTTGGCAGCTCAAGCTTTAATTTATCAACAGACATCAGCTGCACAAGGCGATTTTGAGCGCACGAGCGATGGCCTAGCCAACAAAACACGCATCCTTACAGCTCAATTGGAAAATGCAAAAACCACTATTGGTCAGGCACTTTTGCCGATTGTTTTGCAATTGGCCACATTGTTTTCAGAAAAGGTCATCCCAATTGTGCAACAGGTTGCAGATGCTTTTGGTGAGAAATCTGGTGGCATGGGCAACACATTGAGCAAATTGGCCGGCTCAATCAAAGACTTTGTCCAGCCCATTTTTGAAGGTTTTAAATCAGCTTTTGACAAAATCAAAAAAACTGTTGTAGAAAACAAAGATGAGTTTGAAGCCTTTTTTGATGTCATCAAAGCTGCCGCACCAATCATTGGCAATGTCATCGGCAAAGCTTTCAGCATTGTAGGCGATGTGGCAAGCGTTGTTTTGAACATTATGGCAAATGTGGTTGGAGCTTTGCGCGGTTTAATCAACACAGCAATCGATTTGATCAATATTGCGATCCGTGGATTTAACCTTATCAAGCCGGGTGCAGACATTTCACCCGTTTCAAAAATTGGCGTTTCGGGCGGATCAAGCTCGACAAGTGGCATTTCCGTGCCAGCTGCATCATTGCCAAGCGGCTTTACATCAGGCGGAACCACATCATCAGCTGGTGGAACAACCGGAGGTGGCACAACCACAATCACCGGTGGCACCACAGGTGGAGGATCGACCGGCGGAACTCTTGGCGGTGCGGTCACGAAAATTGCAAAAGACACAAAAAAGGTTGTCGATGATGTTGCTGGAGCTTTTGACAATTTCACCAGCGGCACAACCACTTTGGCCGGAGTCATGGCAGCTTCAAATCAGCCATTTGCCTTTGGCACATCCGGTGTGAATACCAACACGCTTGCTGGCATTTTAGCTGCGTCAAGCAAACCGAGCGTGACTGTGAATTTTAATGGAGTCACAACCGATCCGGAAGGCACAGCGCGTGTTCTTGTGGATACGCTCAACAACTCTTTCTATCGCGGCACAGGTGGCGCAACTAACCTGCAAATCGCATGACCATTTTCAATCCCGTTTGGCGCGTGACCATTGGCGGTGTTCAATACACAACAGCCATTTTGGCCAATCTAACCATCCGCAGCGGTAGGACAAACATTTATGAGCAAGCACAGGCCGGATACACCAATCTCGAAATTATCAATCTTGATCAATCAAATGTTGTAATTGAAATCAATGATTCAATCACAATTGAATTGCAAGATTCAACATCGACATTTGTTCCAATCTTTGGCGGATCGGTTGTTGAGGTTGGCATTGCCGTGGCCGAAGTGGGTAGCGTTGATTATGCACAGCGCATCAACATCATTGCCTTGGGTGCATTGGCCAGATTGCCAAAGGCACTTACCGAAGGCGTTTTGAACGATGATTTTGATGGTGATCAGATTTATACCATTTTGAAAGAGGTTTTGTTTAACTCGTGGCAAGAGGTACCAGGTGCATTGACATGGGCAACCTATGATCCAACCACTCAATGGGAGGATGCGGAAAACAGCGGATTGGGTGAAATTGATCGGCCCGGAAATTATGAGCTGGAAAATCGTGGATCATCAACGATTGATGTTTATTCACTAGTATCAGCTTTGGCAACATCGGGGCTGGGTTACATTTACGAAAACGCGCAAGGTCAAATTTCTTATGCAGACAGCACACACCGCACAAATTATTTGGCAGCCAATGGGTATGTTGATCTTACGGCCAACCACGCTTTGGCATCGGGCTTGAGCATCCAGTCTCGTGCAGGTGATGTGCGAAACACCATCGATCTCAAATATGGCAACAATTCGGCTTTGGAGGTCAGCGCGGTTGATCCGGCATCTGTTGGCCTTTATGGACAGCTCGCTCAGATTTTCACAACCACCATCAAGCATCAAGCTGATGCACAGGATCAGGCTGATTTTTATTTGGAACTTAGAGCTTATCCACGCTTTAATTTAAACAACATTACATTTGAGCTGACCAATCCCGAAATTGATGATTCTGATCGTGATGACTTGATCAAGGTGTTTATGGGTATGCCGGTCAATTTGGCCAATCTGCCATTGAACATGAATTCTGGCGATTATTTGGGTTTCGTTGAAGGCTGGACATTCTCGGCTAGATACAATCAGATCAGCATTTCATTGATTTTGTCACCGATTGCATTTTCGTTGCAGGCAATGCGATGGAACGATGTGCCGGTGACAGAGACATGGAGCACAATCAATCCAACCTTGGATTGGATCAATGCCACAATTGTGGCGTAAGGAGAAAACATGAGCAATCCAACGAGCAATTTCAATTGGCAAATGCCCACGGCCACAGATTTGGTCACGGATTTGCCAGCCGATTTTGAGGTATTTGGTCAGGCGGTCGATTCATCAATGGCCGATCTTTT